AGGTTCAGCAAGAATAGATGAAGTACTTACTTTAACACCATTAGACCCATTACCAACAGGTTCACCAACAGGATCATTTGCCGTATCTGCTTCTGTTCCTCCAATTCCATACTTTTATGACGGTACTTCATGGAATGCACTTTACTAATGTATTTTTCCTAAATTTCAACATATTTATAATAAAATAAAAAAAAATGGCAATTCAAACAACTTCAAATTTCGAATACAACTACGGAACGTACACAGCCCCATATTTCCGTTTAGTTCTTCATTTACCACTATCTGGAGGTGAAACTCCTGTAGATTGTTTCATGTATCATTCATCTGAATCATATGCCTCAGGTTCAAGCTCAATTGCTTGTTTCCCATTCTATGTAGAAAACGCTTCCGCATCCATTGATAATAGTGGAAACAATGTTGTAAACAAGTATTTACTATATGTAACGGAACAAGTAACGGGTTCATTAGAGACTATGTCTACTGGTTCTACTTTTGATATTACTGAAATTCCTACTGTGTAATATCTTTCATCATAACATATTTTAATAAGGACCTCAAATTGGGGTCCTTTTTTAATATTTATAAACAAAAATTATGGCAAACATCCCTATATGGCCCGGTTCAAGTAGTTTCTTCCCAGGAAATACACCTTTTGGATTCTACGATAACCAATATCAATTTCAAGTTGATGCCGATAAAGTATCCAAATTTTGTGCTTTACGTTTAGGATATCCTATTGAAAACGTAGAGTTACAAGATGTAAATTTTTATGCTGCTTTTGAAGATGCTGTTACTGTATATGGTAATGAATTATATGCTTACCAATTAAGAGATAACTATTTATCTCTAGAAGGAGCATCACAATCAATAGATGTAAACACTGATATCATCACTCCTTCAATGGCTAATATTGTTAGATTATCTCAACAATATGGTGAGGAAGCAGGTACTGGTGGAAATGTAACCTGGTATAAAGGACGATTAGAATTATACCCAGGAATACAAAGATATGATCTAGCAGCTTGGGCTGTATCTCAAAGTATTTCCGGAGGCATTGAAATCAAAAATGTATTTTATCAACCACCCCCAGCAATTAGCCAAATGTATGCTCCTATGGTAGGAACTGGAGCGGGTAATGGACTAGGTGGAGTACCAGCAGCAGGTGTATACGGTATGGGATATGGATATTCTAACTATTTGATGATGCCTACAAGTTTTACTATCCAAAACATCCAAGCAATTGAGATGAACAATACAGTAACACTTTCCAATTATTCATTTAACATAATAAACAATATAATCACAGTATTTCCAATACCTGGAACAGGTGATTTCGATTTAGGTGTTGATGATGGTGGTGGATTAGGATATGGTCACTATTTAATATTTGATTTTATTAAAGTACAAGATAGACTAGATTCAGCCTTTGTAGATGGTACCGATAAAATATCAAATGCATCTAATGTACCTTATGGAAATCCCAATTACAACGATATCAATTCTATAGGTAGATCTTGGATTTTTGAATATACATTAGCATTATCTAAAGAAATGTTAGGATATGTTAGGGGTAAATATCAAAACATTCCTATCCCTGGAGCCGAAGTAACACTAAACCAATCAGATTTACTTGCATCTGCAACATCAACAAAAGATGCCTTAATTTTAAGGTTAAGAGAATATTTCGATTCAACATCACGTCAAGCATTGCTTGAAAGAAGACAAGCAGAATCAGTAGCACGTGTTGCTGAAATAAACAATGTACCAATGACAATTTTTATAGGATAACATGGCACTTTTTGGAGAAGCAAGAGATATTAGTATGTTTAGATACATCAACCGTGAGTTGATGCACAACATTATTTCCCAACAGTGTGTTCTATATAAAGTAAATGTTACGGAAACAAAAACAAATTTATATGGTGAGGCTAGTAGTGGTAGAGTATTTAGAGAACCTATTTTACTATATGCCTTAATTGATCGATTTGATGAAACAGCACCTACAAGTGATTTTGGTGTTGGGTTTGAATGGCCTCATATATTTAAATTTTTAAGGGATGACTTATTGCAAGTATCGAATGATAATCCAAATGGAGCAAATGTTCAACCTGAAATAGGTGATTTTATAATGTGGCAAAATGCATATTGGGAAATTGATAATACAAATTTAAGCCAATTGTTTGTTGGTAAAGATCCTCAATACCCATTTACAGATGCTGACAATGTTAACCCTCTAGAAAGTGATTTAGACAGATTCGGCTACAATGTAGCAGTTGAATGTGTTGCTCATTACGTTCCAGCGGATCGTGTAAATATTACTAATCAAAGAATATAATGGCTAACATAAAGAAACCAACCCCTAAAACGCAAAAGGAGATAAGCCGTGAACAACATATAGCTACTTCGGTAGAATATGGCAATCCTAATAATAGAATCCAACCAAATAGATCACAACAAGTATCTTGGAAGGGGGATAATGTTAAACCATTTTCAGTTGGTATTCAAGACATTGATGAGGCTATATTTTATTACTTTGATAATATTATTAAACCATCCGTAATTCAAAATGGACAACGATTAGCGGTTCCCGTAATATATGGTTCTCCTGAAAAATGGAAATCATATCAAAAAGATGGATATTATAGAGATTTAAAGGGTGCTATTATGGCTCCTTTAATTATGTTTAAACGTGATTCATTAGATAAAAACAGAACTATATCAAATAAACTAGATGCTAATAATCCAAACAATTATAGTGTATCTAAGAAACATTATGATGTACGAAACGAATATAATAATTTTAACGTATTAAACAACAGAAAACCTCAAATTCAATACTACGCCACAGTAGTACCTGACTATGTTACTATAACGTATAGCTGCGCGGTATTTACGTACTATGTTGAGCAGCTAAACAAAATAGTTGAGGCCATAGAATATGCTTCTGATGCATATTGGGGAGATCCAGAACGTTATAAATTTAAAACAATGATTGATTCATTTGGTTTCCAAACTGAACTAACTCAAGATAACGAACGTATTGTAAGAAGTACATTTAATATAAAGCTTAACGGATATATTGTACCTAATACATTACAAAAAGATTTAAACGCAATATCTAAATTTTCAAATACATCTCAAGTATTAATATCTGAAACTGCTGTAGATAAATTACCATAAAGTTTATTATTAATATAAATTTCTAATATTTATGATAAACGTTTTCCAATAGATGGCTGAAAATAGATATAGTGGTAATAATCGATTAGACAATCCAAATCAAGGTAGAGGTTTTTTCGATCAATCCCTTGGATTTAATAAATATAATTTACCTATTCTTACACAAGGATGGGAAGGCTATGTCTTAACCATCAATGATGAAGGTGTTGTTTCTTTAGTTTTAGGAGGTTCAGGAAATGGAACATCTGGTACATCTGGTACATCTGGTACCGCAGGTACTGCAGGTTCATCCGGTACAAGTGGTTCAAGTGGAATATCAGGTTCAAATGGTACTTCAGGTATAAATGGTACATCAGGTACCTCAGGCGCAACAAGCGGAACTTCAGGTTTATCACGATCTTCAGGTACTTCAGGCACCTCAGGTTTATCTGGTATTTCCGGTACAAACGGAACTTCCGGTATATCAGGCACTTCAGGATTATCAGGTACAAGTGGCACTTCAGGCTTATCAGGTTCGTCAGGTTTAAGTGGTTCTTCAGGAACTAGTGGTAGCTCAGGTTCTTCAGGAACATCAGGTTCATCAGGTATTTCAGGAACTAGTGGGCAAAGTTTAACTTCAGGTTCAAGTGGAACATCAGGTTCAAGTGGAACATCAGGAGTAGATGGAGGTTCAGGTATATCAGGAACAAGTGGAACATCCGGTTCATCAGGTAGTTCAGGTACAACAGGAATAGAGGGTACATCAGGTTCATCTAAAACCTCTGGAACTTCAGGTAGCTCAGGTTCAAATGGTACAACAGGTAATGCTGGTTCTTCAGGTTCATCAACAACTTCGGGAACATCAGGTTCAAGTGGTTCTTCAGGCACAACCGGAGCCGCAGGCACTTCAAGAACATCAAATACATCAGGCACCTCAGGTAGTTCAGGTTCAAATGGTACAACAGGTAATGCTGGTTCTTCAGGTTCATCAACAACTTC